ATTTACAGGCATCGTCAAGGTCATTGATGGCCCTGATTACGCTGGAGCCTACGATCTCTATTTGACTGATGGCTCAGTAGATTCTCACAAGGTTGTAATTGACCCAGTAGCTATTCTGTCAAACTAGGCTCATGATTGAGTTTTGGGTGGATGGAACCCCGATAAGTCAGGGGAGCATGAAGGTAATCAATGGTCATGTTTTACACTCTCAAGGGTCAGCCTTAGCCGTTTGGAGGTCATCTATTGCCCTAGCCGCCCGATTTGCTGGCGTTAGGAAAATTGAAGGCGCGGTGGCGATCGAAATGGACTTTATATTAAAAAAGCCCAAAACGGTAAAAAGAACCTACCCGACTGTCCCAATCGATGCCGATAAAGCCGCCAGAGCCGTGAACGACTCGCTCACAGGCATTGCTTACAATGACGATGCTCAAATCGTGGATATGCGAGTATCTAAGCGATACGGGGAAAATCCGGGCGTTAGGGTTAGGCTTTCTGAGCTTTACTAATCGAACATCTGTACGAATATAACGATTTGGTAACAATTAAAAAATCTGCCGATCAGGGCTTCCTATTTCGTAATCTATGCCGTAATCTATTCCATAACAGGGCAACACAGCCCCAATGACGGAAGGCAAGAAAATGACAACAGTCGAAACAGCAAAGGCAATCCGCGCAGAATTAAAAGCTAAGTTTCCTACCTATAAGTTTTCAGTCCGCAAAGCTTGGGTAGATGTAATCAACATCGAATACAACGGCGATAGCGCAATCCGCGAATCTTTGGAAGAAATCGCTCGCAATTACAAAGGGTGGAATCAGTTCAACACCAATTATGTTTGGGTCAACGCATACGGAAAGGCCAGCATCTAACATGAAACTCACATCTAAAGACTTCGATCAACTCACAGTTAATTCTGCCAACTGGAGCGAGTACCAGAGCGAATGGAAACTCCAAGAAGGTCGCTTTGAGGATTTGGACTTTGATAATCAGGCACCGATTGATTACTCCTTTCAACGCGCTTACTGGTTGGAACGCTTCTCAGATGTTCTCTTTGCTAAAGCATTTCTTGAAGCGCAGAACATCGACTCACGCGTTTACTTTGACACCGCAGACGACACTTATGTTTTGACTACTAACTACGGCGGTGCGATGTGATTGCTCTGATGCTGATCTGCGCGACTTTTACAGTTCTCGCAATCACTGGACTCTGGATCGAGCGACACTAATGCAATGCGTGTTCTGCGGTACTAAAGGGGGATTTGTTAATCGCCTCTGGATTCATCTCGTAGAAAACTCCACACCCGTTTACGAATGTGAATGGTGTTCCCTTAAAATCGAAGTCGAACTAATGAAAGAAGGCAACTAATGATTACAACCCATGTATTCCGCGATGAGGCTGGTGATGAGTACCTTGTCACTAACTTTGAAAACGGGATTACCCGACTAGCTATCCGACCACTCGGCGCAAGAACTTGGAGCGCACCTATCCCACTCCTTCGCACAGAAAAGGCGGAAACAGAATGAAATCACGCGCTTATTACAGAACTCGCACAATCGTTCGAGTCATCTTCTGGTCAGCATTTTTCTTTGGCTTGATGTATTTCTCAGGTCGTATCGGTGGGGGTCGCGCATTATGAAAACTGCTAGTGAACTCAGTTGCTCAGACTGCAAGATCAGCAAAGCCACGCCGGTACTAGTCGCAGTATTTCTCGCAAGACATGACCTAGACGAAACAGATACTTTTGAGTGTAATAACTGCTCAAACTCTGATCTCTGGACTATCCCTGAAATGCTTTGGAATGTAGATGGGGAGTACCTAGTGACTCCATGTTGCCATTGCGAAGCTGAAGCCGCGCTAGAGCTTAATAGCTACGATCTCGACCAGCACCGCGAGGATTATGAAAACTATGTCTTTGCAGTTACGGGGCGATAATGGAACTTTATACATGGGAATCCACAGTTAGGAGCATCAAATGACTAATCTCAAACACACAACCGCCGAATACTTGGCGTGGATTGATGAGCGAATCGCCAAATTAAATGAGGTAATTAACAACCCTTGCGCTTGGGGCATTGAAACTGAAATCGAATACCGCGCCTCTCTCCTAGCCAACCGAGATGTGTTGGAGAGGCATCATAGAAAAGGTTGCTCTGAATGTGCGTTATGGGAAGTAAACGATAACGGCAAAGTCGGGCATTGCCTTACCTACCTAGACATATACAACAGGATTAGAGAGGTGATGTAAATGACCCGCGATGAATTGCTGGCAAAGTTAGATGAACTTGACCATAGTTGCAGCGTGGTAGGTGTAACTGTTGCTGCCCTTCGCGCAGTAGTGGAATTGCATAAGCCTGAGTATTGGGAAAACATTCACGACTCTAGTTGGAATGGCAATGATTGTTCCGTTTGTTTTACCGATGGCAATTTGGAAATACCTTCGTCAAGGGTTACTTACCCTTGCGAAACTATCCAAGCGATTGAGAAGGAGTTGAAGTGAGCAGTTTTGACAAGTCTTACTCAGGACTAAACCAACGGATGAAACCGCTAGTGATGCGAGATAAGGGTATCAGTTATGGCGAACTATGAGTTCGAGTGCGAGCTAGACGGAATCTATGATCGCCAGTTCCCTATCGGAACCGCGCCAGAAACTGTTGAATGTCCGGTCTGCAAAGACCCCATGACCCGCAAGATTTCCACTTTTCGCCCGATCTTTAAGGGGTTGGGTTGGGGTGGCAGTAAGTAGATTTCGCTCACCAGAAGAGCGCAAGTGACCTAGCCCCTGCCCGTCATCAGGGGCTTAGGTGTAAAATCAGACGACATCCGAAAGGAATCACAATGAACAGATCACTTACAGTTTGCGAAGTTTCAATCGAACGGGGTCAGGAAGCCCGATAAAGGCTTTAAGCAAAATCCTCTTAATAGCCATCTTGGTAGGGTTTTGCCAGAACATCAGCGCACAAGCAGCCTTCGCGCCAAAAGAGCACATCTCCTTCATAAGAGAACCTAAGCTCTACGCTAAAACGCTGATCCCCAATAATCATCAGTACGCCTGCCTTGTCAAATTATGGACTCAAGAATCTCATTGGAATCCTAAAGCCCTTAACAGGTCATCTGGTGCTTATGGGATAGCTCAGTTCCTCCCGACAACATGGCGCAACTACAACCTTAAAAAGACTTCAAACGCCATGAGGCAGGTAGAGTTCGGGCTTCATTACATAAAGGTTCGCTACTCAACGAGCTGTCAGGCTTGGCAACATGAACAAAGATGGGGCTGGTATTGACCCCGATTATTGTTTGATTGTCTTGCTATAATCGGGTTATGACAAAACCTAAGAATCCAGCAACAAGAAAAACCGCGCTAGATCGTTTTCTTGAAAAAGTACGCATAGACGAAAGCGGTTGCCACATTTGGACGGGAGCGTTATCTGATACCGGTTATGGATCATTTAACGCAGGTGGCAGTCGCTCTAATGGTGGGTGGACTTACATGGGGGCGCATCGATTTGCTTATGAACAGGCTTATGGAAAAATCTCTCCCAAAATGCATTTAGACCATTTATGCAGAAACAGGGCTTGCGTAAATCCTGAACACTTACAGGAAGTGACCCCCAAAGAAAATAGCGCAAGGCGCATAGACACCCCCGATGTTGTAGGTTCCTTTAAGTGCGGACATGAATTTGCCAAAGAAAACATTTACATTAACCGCCGCAGTAATAGGTCAGATGGAGCTACTTGCAAAACTTGCGCTAACGCGAAACGAAGAAAAAAAACAAAACAAGCCGGATATAAACATTTACCTCAAGGGTTGCGAGATAAAGTTTATGAGCGTTCTCAAGGTAAATGCGAAAAATGTGGCGTGGGCATGAGCAGGGCATCAATGGTGATTCACCATAGAAAATTACGCAGTCGCGGAGGCTCAGATGAGCTGAGTAATCTAATTGGCGTGACGGCTTCTTGCCACAATAGGGCCACCGATTCAATTCATTTTAATCCAGAAATTGCTGAAAAATTTGGTTATATGACACCCGGTTGGGAAAACACGGAAAACCACAAAATACTTATCTGGGGTGAATTTTGGGTGCTTTTGAAAGATGACGGGAGCATGGAATCGGTGTAATGTAAGCAATCCAACAAGAAAGGCAAACAACATGAATCAAATCGTTATTGAAGGCAATCTAGGCTCTGATCCTGAACTCAAAGTATTCGGCGATGAAACTCTCGCCACATTTTCATTAGCGCACACTCCGCGCAAGAAGGTTAATAATCAATGGCAAGACGGGGACACAATCTGGTTTCGCGTGACCTTTTGGAATACAAAAGCCGACAATGTTCTCGACACGCTCAAGAAAGGTGAGAAAGTCCTAGTTGCTGGCAAACTCGCTCAATCCAAATTCACGGGCAAAGACGGCGTAGAAAAGACTTCACTAGAGATCGCCGGAACTAACTTTTACCTTGTAGCTCGTGGCAAAGGTTCATCAACCGCTTCACCATCAGATTTCTTTGCTTCTGTTCCTACTGAGGACAAGCCAGCATGGTAGAGGAACTCTGGACTTCAAAGCAGGTTATCGAACATCTTGAAATTGAGATTAACAACCTGCGCCAACTTCAATTTCGCAAGACTCTGGCATGGGTAAAGAAAGAAGGTAAGTCGGTTTTCTATCTTGCCGATGATGTCAGGGCCTACAAATTAAAACGCGAGGCGCGCAAAACAGTAAAATAACTACATGATCATTGATAAGGAAGTAATAACACTCGCCGACATAGACGAGGCTATTGCCCACCTTTCTGAAATGATGAAGGACAGATACAGAAACAGATTGACTCATCAGCGCAAGGCATTTCTGATGAGCGAACTAGATTCTTTACTCGATGCAAGGCTGGAGGCAATAAGTGAACTTGGAAACAGTAGCGATAGAGAGCCTAGAGCTAGACCCGAATAACGCCCGAAAACACTCGAAGCGTAATCTTGATGCTATCGCCGCCAGTCTTAATAGATTCGGACAGCGTAAGCCGATAGTCGTTCATAACGGGACAGTAATCGCCGGCAACGGAACACTAGAAGCCGCCAAAAGTCTAGGCTGGACAGAGATCGGGATTACGCGTTGCCCTGATGATTGGGATGCAGACACCGCCAAAGCCTATGCGCTCGCTGATAATCGCTCGTCTGAGTTAGCTGAGTGGGATGATCTAGTGCTGGCAAACCAACTGCTCGACCTTGATGGGGTGGGTTGGGATATTGAGGTGTTGGGGTTCAATAGACCTACTTTGCCCGACTTCCAACCCGAAGAAATAGAACAACCGCGCTTAGATCAACGCGCTTCTATTATGTGCCCTCAATGTTCTTTTGAATGGCGTGTAGGCGCAAAGGGTGAGATTGAGCCTGTATGAGTATCTTGATTGCGCCATGCTCACATGAAGCAGCAAGATTCGCCGTAATGAATTGGCACTATTCGCGCCAAATGCCCATAGGCAAATTAATAAGTTATGGCGTTTGGGAAGATGAAGTTTATATCGGTGCAGTAATTTATGGGCGTGGCGCATCGCCCGAATTAGGTTCAGCTTATGGTTTAACTCAGATTGAGTGTTGCGAATTAGTTAGAGTCGCGCTGAATAAACACAAAGCATCAGTTAGCCAAATAGTCGTGCAAACAATAAAAATATTAAAAGAATCAAATCCGGGGCTGCGTTTGATTGTAAGTTTTGCTGACCCTGAACACGATCATAAAGGCATAATCTATCAAGCGATGAATTGGATTTATTGCGGTCAAAGTTCGCCAAGCAAAGAGTATTACTACAAAGGCAAATGGTTTCATTCGCGGATGCTTAGACCTACGGGATTTGGAACAATCCCTGAAATTGCTCGATTGTCTAAAGATCAGCAAAAACAATTACCTACAAAAGAAATGAAAGGCAAATATCGTTACATTTATCCATTAGACAAGGCTATGCGTAGAAAAGTAGAAAAGTTACGCTTGCCTTATCCATCTGCGGTTGAAGGCTCAATAGCGAGCCGCGACAATTCCGTTGTCGAGGTGCAAGTGCAATCCTTGCCAACCGCTCAAGAATCGTAATCCGACAATGGCAGAAAACACTCCGAATGTAATCAATCTTGACCCTGCGCTATTTGAGAAAGAGCGACAGGTCGTTCAGTATCGGCAGACTGGCGCAACATTTGACGCTATCGCTAAGAAACTCGGTTACGCAGATGAATCGGGAGCCAGACTTGCTTTTAAGCGAGCGATGGAAAGGATGCGCGATGATGCTCTTAATAATGAGATGCGCGAACTACATAGACAAAGGCTCGAAGTCGCCCTAACCGCTATCTGGCCCGATGTAGTCAAGGGGGATTTAGAAGCGATTAAGGTTATGCTCAAGATATTAGAGCGCGATGCCAAACTCTACGGAATAGATGCGCCAGTAAAGACTGAAGTGGAGGTGACAAGTTACGATGGAAACCTTTTACGACAGAGAACACGCGAAATTGTCCGCGCTATACGAGAAGTTACAGGATCGCCGGATAGCGTGGGAGAACGATCTAGCGAGGCCGGAACAGTTACCGAGTGATGATGAGAACTGGAGCATTTATCTTTACCTTGCTGGCAGAGGCGCAGGAAAGACTAGGACTGCGGCTGAATGGCTGGCGTGTGAAGCGACTACACATAACAACACCCGTTGGGCAATCGTGGCTCCTACCTTCGGCGATGTGCGCGATGTATGCGCTGAGGGTGAGTCTGGAATCATCAACATTCTGCGAGATTACGGCTCCCTAGCAGATTACAACAGGTCACAGGGCGCAATAACCCTCACTAACGGCTCAAAGATAAAACTATTTTCTGCCGATGAACCTGACCGCTTGCGTGGGCCTCAACATCATGGCGCGTGGTGTGACGAGCTAGCCGCGTGGAGATACCCTGACACTTGGGATCAGTTGCAGTTTGGCATGAGATTAGGCGATCACCCAAGAACAGTTATCACCACAACTCCTAGACCTGTAGCCCTTATTAGAAACCTAGTCAATCGCACCGATGGAAGCGTGAAGGTTGTCAGAGGCTCGACATTTGATAACGCTAAGAACCTAGCCCCTCAAGCCCTTTTAGAGTTACAGGCGAGATACGCCGGAACGCGCATGGGTAGGCAAGAACTTTATGGGGAGTTGCTTAATGAATCAGACTCAGCCCTTTGGACACGCGCTCTCATTGAAGAATCAAGAATCAAGCCCGAAGATGTGCCACCTTACTTCCGCGTAGTTGTAGCAATCGACCCTGCCGTGACGAGCGGTGAGTCAAGTGATGAAACGGGAATCGTTGTCGCAGGTGCTACTCCTGATGGGCATTACTACATTTTGGAAGATGCGACTATGCGCGGAACGCCTGAAGCGTGGGCGAGAAAAGCCGTTGAGATGTTTAGGAAGTGGAAGTGCGATCGGGTAATCGGTGAGGCCAATAACGGGGGCGACATGATCGAAGCCCTATTAAGACAAGTCGATGCCTCAATCCCTTATCGGAAAGTAACCGCCACTAGAGGCAAGCGAGTGAGAGCTGAGCCAGTATCTGCCCTCTCTGAACAGTTACGCCTTCACTTTGTCGGCAATGATTTCGCACAGTTAGAAGATCAGCTAGTGACATGGGAGCCTGACTCTGACAAAAGCCCAGACAGAATGGATGCGATGGTGTGGGCGGTGTCTGACTTAATGGGTGGGTCGTTGGCGATGAGGTCACTCGCTGCGATGGCTGATTTCTGTCCTAGTTGCCGTCTGCCATTAGTGCGCGGAACAAGATTATGTCCGCGTTGCAAAACTGTAATTAATGCTTAATACCCCTATGATTACGCTAAGGCGCAGAAAGAACACAGGCTTTCTGTACCTGAATAGAGCGCAGGGGGAGTCACGACTTTCTGCGCTCTATTTCTTTTTAGAGTAAGATTTAATTAGTTATCAGGCTTTCGTGACTTAAACCTGAGTGCGAGTAGTAATCGCATAAACCGCCGTTAGATGGCGTTACTCAATCTTGCCTACTATGCAAGCGAGTTAGAAATCGAAAACTAACGAACAACAAATAAATCTCTAAAACGAATTGCCTAGAGATGAACAAGGCTTATTTGTCGTACATGGCGCAATTAGAGAAATCTCCCGACTTCTACACCGGAAACTTCAGGTGACGGAAATACGGGCTTGCATAAAGCCCTCGTCTGCCCGTTTGCTTAGGCTCCGGAAATGCAAAACCGCTATCATTACACTAGCCTGAATTACAAGAGGCATAACTAATGGGGGACACATGGGTCTATTAGACCGTCTAGCAAAAGCAATCGTAGATGCGCAGATCGAGAAGGCTCCAAGTAACTTACCTGCTGGCGCGGTCGTTATGTCTGAACAACAGATGCGAGATGCTAACCAGCAAAACACATACGGCGCACAGACTCCCTTACAACGCAATCCCCTTATGTCGGGCGTTCCTTTCGGCCCCGGTCAGCCGATTATGCCTGGCGCAATCAATCCTCTCCGCGATGACGGCAGAGCAGACCCACGCCGCTATGAATACCAAGTCGCTCAAAACCTCAACATCGGCACAGAGCAGAAACTCGTTCAATTCAAAACACTTCGCGGAGCAGCAGAGCAGATTGACATTGTGCGCCGTTGCATCGAAGTCCTCAAGGCAAAGATTTCAGGTTTAGATTGGGACATCGTTATCGCTCAAGATGCAAGCGAAAAGATTATCTCCGAAATCGGTGGCGATCATGTTCGCGCTATGTCACAGGCTCGTTCTAAGTTTTCAGATGAGATTTACCGCTTGCGTACATTCTGGGAGAATCCCGACAAAGCCAACGGACTGACCTTTATTGACTGGATGATGATGTCGCTAGAGGAAATCCTTGTGCTAGATGCGTGGGCTATCTGGCCTCAGAAAACAGTTGGTGGGGATTTATACGGCTTCCAGATTTTAGACGGCTCGACCATTAAGCCACTTTTGGATGATCGCGGTATGCGCCCGATGCCGCCACAAGCCGCTTACCAACAGATTCTCTATGGCTTCCCTCGCTCTGAGTTCATGGCTAACTCTGACGATGTAAATGCAGACGGCGAGTTCACCGCAGATGACCTTTCCTACTTCATCCGCAACCGCAGGGCTAACTCTGTCTATGGCTCCTCACCTGTTGAGCGTTGCCTACCACTAGCTGACCTTTATTTGCGCCGCCAGCAATGGTTACGCGCTGAATACACCGATGGCGTTACCCCTGAGATGATGCTGACCTCAGATGCCGACTTCGGTAATGACCCTCTTGTAATGAAGCAATACGAAAACATTATCAACGACAACTTGGCAGGTCAGACAGAACAGCGCAAACGCGCTCTTATCTTGCCTTCCGGTCTGAAGCCTGAGTTCTATGAGGGCTACGGCGAGAAGTTTAAAGCCGCGCTAGATGAATATTTAATTACCTCAATCACAGGTCACTTCGGCGTTCTGCCAACTGAGATCGGCTTCTCCGCTAAGGGTGGACTCGGTGCTTCGGGTCATCAGCAAGGCGAAGCAGAAGCCGCGCAGTCAATCGGTGTCGCGCCTTTGGCTCAATGGATTTCTAAGATGCTCACCAACATCTCTTATACCTATTTAGGTATGCCACGCGAGCTAGAGTTCAAGTTCATGATTTCTGAAATCCGTGACAATGAGGAAATGGCTAAGAAGTCAGACCTTGAATTACGCGGTGGCACAAAGACAATCAATGAACGCCGTTCAGAGTTGGGCTTGCCTTTACTAGATACTCCAGCCGCCGATCAACCAATCCTTGTCGCTGGTAATGGCGTTTTCCTCTTTAGCCCAGAGGGAATCGTGAACGCTGCCGCGCCTATTGCCGGTGTCGAGAATGTTCAAGATGAAGTCGATCCAATGGCTCCAACCGAACCAGCCCCAGACGGCCCAACCAAACCACCAACTCCAGATGTCGCACCTAAGCCAGTAGATCAAACAACTACACCTGACTTTGAGAAGGCTGGAGTTCCCTCTATCGCTGAAGCTGAAGCCGCACTAGGTCGCCTCTTGGTATTACCTAACGCCGCCGCAAATCACGCCGAAGATGCAAATGTTGAGGACACAGTAGAAAGCCCTTGGCCTACTGTTCCAATCTTTCCTGTCGATGCCGATGTCTGGCAAAAGGCAGAGTTGAAACTTGTGCCAGTAAAAGACCTTTACGCAACCGACACAATCCTTGACAGATCAAAGGTTGAAGATCGCATCAAGACAATGGGGCAATCACTAAAGCCGTACCGCAACTTCCCTCTCGTGTATGACGATGGCGAGAAGCAGGTCATTATCGATGGACACCACCGCCTCCTAGCGATGTGGCTTCTAGGCATGGATCAAGTTCCGGTCTGGGTCGGCACTCCCGACACCGCTAAGGAGTCGAGTATCGAGGTCAAGGCATTTCTCAAGTGGGCTAGCAAGGGCAAACGCGCTCGCCAGTTTGAGTTCAAAGCCCTAGACCCAATCGTGGGCGATGCTCTTAATCGCTGCTACTTTGACGGCGATACCGACACGATGAAATCTCTGGCTAAGGCTTATCTGACATGACTCTAGGAGTCCATCAAGTTGATGGGCGCATCGCCAGTAATTCAGCAGTCAAGATTCGCGCTGCGCTCGCTAAAAGCGTAGATGCCAGAAAAGTAGTCGCAGATTACGCGCACACTCACCCGACCGTTTCTGAGTTTATTTCTCAGGATAGGGCGAGAGCTAGAGCATGGGCAATGCATAATGTGACCCTAGACCACGAAGCCCTAGAGTCTGCACTTCGCCAGCATTATGCCGAGATGTTTGTAACGGGCGTTGTATCGGTTTATGAGGCAGTAGGTAAGTTACGCAAAGCGGTTAAAAACCCACCGCATAACTGGAACCCTAGCGAGTTTGCTATTCAAGCATTACAAGGTTCATTTAACTGGGACACATGGAAACCCGGCAACCCTGCTGCCGAAGCATTACTCAGACCGCCTGGCGGATTAGAGAAGTTACTTGGCGACATAAAGATTAAGTCTTTAGACATGAAATCAACGAGTTATGACCTACTCGGAAGCAAGTTGGCTGACGGGTTTGCCATAGGTGCTAGCCCGACTCACTTGGCTTCAATGATTGAGGACTCACTTTCTA